ACCTTGACTACCCATGCCCACAGACCGAACGCAGCAGACAGCAGAGCACCGACCACGGCACTCGCGATATGCCAGAAGTCCAAGCCGCTCTCGTCGGTCACTGAAATCTCCACAGTCCCATGATGAAGTCGCGCCCGAGGTTGGGCTGATGCGAGCCCGCATCGCTGTGGTGGCGGTACTCCGCCGTCACTGCCTTCGTGAGGTGATAGCCGACCGAGAGCTCGAAGTTCGCGCCGCCGCTGTTGTACGCATCCTCGTTGCGAACGTACGTCACGCCGATGCCAAGATCGAGTGGCCCGAAGCCGTTGACGACCTGAGTGCCGACGCTGAAGTTGTTGGGCTGAGTGAGCCCACGGTACGTCGAAGTTCCGTACAGCATCAAGTTGAACCGGATGTCGCCGCTACCGGACAGCACGCGAGGCAGTACGACGCCCATGTCGATCACAGGCGCAGGGCCGCGCACGACGGCGACGCCCGCGCCGGCCTCGAACTCGGCGGCCTGCGCGTCGCGGCAGTGGACCGCGAACGCAAGGATCAAACCGATGATCAGCGCGATCACGGCCACCCTGCCCCACGCGGGGATTTGCAGGAACGACGTGATGCGCTCGAGCCAGGGAGGGAAGTTCATGGTTAGCTCAATAGAGTGACAGTCATGTAGGAGCCGCCCTGCACCGTCGTATTGCCGGTGCCAACGGTATTCTGCGCCCAGTTGAATGCGAACACGCCTCCAGACGTGCTGATGATGCTGCCGGTGATTACCACCCAGTCTACGATGGAGGAGTTCGACAGAGACCCGTACGTGATTGCGGAGGCAGTTGACACCGTTTGGACAGCGGCTTGCTGGTTAGTGTTAGCCGTACCGTTAATCATGCCGGCGGCTCCCATCCTGCTGAGAGCTGTGTTGAATGTCGAAGAAGAATATGGGCCACATGCAAATCCATGCGACGCGGCCGTCGCATCCGCGGCAAGTCGGATGAACAACTGGAAGGCATAGGTCCCAGCGCCGGGAAGCGTGTAAGTCAGGTCTGGATCGGCAGATAGCGTGGTGGTCGAGCGGCTGGTATCCGCGGCCTTGTACTTGCAGACCGCAATACCGCGCGAGGTGATGTCCTTGGTGGGCGAGATTGCCAGAGCTTTGACACCGCCGTTGACTGCGATCTCGAATCCGTTGGCAGCCTGGACCGCAAAATCACCAGACGTTCCGCCGCTAACCAGCGCATCGGCCGAGCCAACGCATCCAAGAACCGTTGCGGCGTAGTACCACGCCGCATACGCATGGGCAATGTCGCCACCAATAAGATTGGCGATGCTGGCGGCCATGTTTCCGGTGACGACGAGGGACGAACCGGACGCAGCGGGACCAATGGCTAATTGCTTGAAGGTTGCCAACGCACCAGAAGTCACCGACTGCAACTGGAAGTTCGTGCCGTCGTACTGCATCGTCGCGATCTGATTGACGAGCAGTTGGTTTGCAACGAGCGCTGACCCGTCGCTGTTCGTCACGTTGCGGGTTCCAAGTGCGTTGATTTGAATGGTCGTCGGCCCCGTATTCGTAGCCGCTATTTTCACCGACAACGTCAGTCCCGCGGTGTACGCAACCGTAAGAGAGCCCGACACTGCCACCTGCAACGCATTGGCCCCACCGCTATCAACGAAAAAGTTGCTGTAGTTGACGAGCGTGTTCGCGAAGGTCTGGATCGCCGTGCTGTTGGCATCCAGATTCCCGGTGTTGGCAGTCGTGAGATTGCCAAACTGGTTGGGAATATTCAGTGCGGACGAGGGCATTTCTATCTCCAGCGCGCGCCTAGCGCGTAGTCAACCATGATCTGGCTTAGGCGGTAAACAGAGCCCCAATTGGACCCGCCGCCAGTAGGCGTCGGGGTGATCGTACAGCCAAGGTACTTCCCATAACCGCTTGGCGCAGCGCCGTTGTAGAACAAATAAGAGGTCGTAAACCAGGTCACGGGAGCAGAGCTGTTGTTGATCCACTGAACAGGTTGGGCGCTGTTGTTCGTCCATGTGACTGCGCCTCCAACGGTCGATATGTTCGTCACCGTGGTCGAGCTGATCTCTGTATCGAGTGTGGCCGTGAAGTTGCCGGCCAGAGAGCTTACCTGCGCCTCGAAGCCGATGCGCAGCCCCTGTTTGTCCGCAAGCGGGTCATCGAGCTCCCACAACGCGGTCTTGATAGAAGTCGGCGGGCTGGTCGCGGTGTTGCCGAACACCTGCGAAAGGAAATACTGCCCGGTTTGGCCCTGCGTCGCAGCGAACAGCGCCGGCTGGCCGTTGTAATAGGCCGGAATCACGATCACGATCGGACCCAAGTGCGTCGAATACGTGTACGTCGAGTCGAGGACACTGGCAAACCACCACTTACTGTCGAAGAACATCGCGAGCACGTTGCGTGTACCTGCCACTGCATCGTTGACCTGGTAGATGTTGAACGCCGCGCACAGGATGTTGTTGACCACAACCGCGCCGCCGGTAATGGTCTTGGTGAAGTCAATTGACTGCCACGAGCCGTCGATGTCAGAGGACATGCGCGTGCATTGCACACCGCTGATCTGGTAGGCGCCATACTGTGTGGCAAACAGCACAAGCCGGCCAAGCGAGAAGATCGAGTCCTTGAACGACGTGCCGACAATCGGGTCGACGTTCAGGAAGTTGAACACCGGCAAGGTTTGTCCGGTCGGCACGTACAGGTCCGAGACGACGTGGATGCTGGTGATCCCGAACACATACAGATACCCGTTTGCCGGGTACAGGGCCTGCACGTTCGACCGCAGCAGCGGGTCCGTGATGTTGTAGAACGAGCTGCCATTCTGTGGCGACCACGGCCAGGTGCCCGTGTACGACCATGTTACGGTGTTGTCGATGATCCCGGTGCCCGTCCCGGTCGGCCCTATGCCTGACGGTGCTGATGTGCCTGGGGCCGTGCAGATGTAAGTGAAGCCGTTGTTGAAGTTCACGACGACCGTGTTCGTCGTATACGCCGTGTTGACGGCCCACGGGTTGATAGGCGTGTTGCCGTTGACGTTGAAGCCCTGAATGCCGAAGTCGTCGGTGCCTGAGTAATTGAGCACGCGGCCAATCGACGCAAACACGCGGTTGAAACACACAGCGATGTCGGAGATGTTCCCGTACGGCGCGCCGTTTGCAGCGTTGCTGATCTGCGAGAACGTCGTGCCGTTCCAGGCGTATATCGCTCCATTCACGCCTGTCGTGGCGAACAGCACGTACTGATTCTTCCACTGGGCCGCGCGGATGGTCTGGGCGCTGAAACCACCGCCGAAGCTTTGGCTTGTGTTGTTGTCTAGATTGATGGCGTGGATGTCGCCATCGAGGCAAAACCACAGCAGGTAATTCGTGCCGTTGACGTTGAAGTATTCGCCGTAATACGGCGCGTCCGACCCCATCCCGGCGTTCCATGTGACGTTCGGCGCCGGAACCGTTTGCAGGTTCGCATCGCCGATAGGGATCAGGTTGACAAGGTCGGAGAAATTCTCGGCCGGGATCGCATTGCGGTTCGCCTGGGTGAACACGCCCTTGAACTTGCGGAATATCTTGGTTCGCCGCTTGCGTTCCTGTTCGCTGTGACCTTCTACATTTGAGCTGCCCATGCGTCACCCGCCATAGAGGCTGGGCACGACCCCTGACATCCACACGGTTGCGACGTTGCGGCGCTCCGCGATGTACTCTGCCTTGAACATCTCGGCCTCTTTGTAGCTCTGTTCCTTGAACTTCGCGAGGTAACAGGCCCAATACTTAATCAAGTGTGTGAACGGCTCTGGCATCGGCTCCGCGGTCGCATCGCTCGTCAGGGGCGGCGGAATGACAGAGCAGTTAATGTCGATCGAGTACACCTGGTCTGGTGTCGGGCCAAGGTAGAAGTAATTGGCGCCCATGCGCGTGAACGCGAGCGGCCGGCTTGTAAAGGACTTCCAGGCCCGGTAACGGACGTTGAACTGCCGGAACGGGTAGTAATCCAGGGCAACGCGCATGTTGCCGTAGTACAGGTCGATGTTCATCACGTTGATCGGCGTGTAGCCGGCGGCTACCGGGATCGACGCGACCGAATACAGCTCGGTGCCAGCTACCGTCGACAGGCCTGTTACGACCTGCCGAAGGCAGTAGGTGTCAGCACAAATCCTGTTGCGGGCCTCGTTTATGTAGTCGGTGAGCTCCGTCACCGGCCACATGGCCGCATTGGTATCGTGCAGGAAGCGCTGGCATTGGGTCTGATAAGCGGTCAGCGCCACCCTTCATCTCCTGGTCCCGCTTACAGTACAGCGCCATCCCCGTCCAGTGGTTCAGTCGAGGAGCCGTGGGACGACGGCCCCCCAACATCCCCACTGCCACGCAGGGAAGGGCTGCTCCCGGCAGACTTGCGTGGCCGTGCGAGCGCTTTCTGAGCGCTCTCGGGCGCTTCCATGAGCGCCGGCGGCTCACTGAACTTGATCGACTTCATCTGCTCCATCGACGCCTCGAAGGTGCCGAACTTGGACATGAAACCCAGGTTGCCCATAGCACGCATCTTCTCCGACTCCTCTTTGCCGAAGCCGAAGATGTGCTCGGCGGCTGGAATCGAGATGTCGTGATGCTCGCCGGGCTTCCACGAATAGTCCTGGCCCGCAAAACGGCCCTTGACTACGAAGTCCAGTTCGTTCTTGACGCGGATCAGATGATCCTGCCGGATCAGGCCGACGGGTTCCTCGTCGACCCTGATCTGGTTCGCTGCTGGCATGGCCCTTCCTCCTGCCGTTGATTACTCGATGACCGATGCGTAGGTCGTGCCGGCGCTCGTGGTCGAGGCCACGATCACGCCGTTGCCGGCCGTACCCATCGCGATCTGGCCGACAGAGCTCACGGGTACGAGTGTACGCATCGTCGGCGCCGTGCCAGGCGTGTTGCCGGTTGTGGCGTCATAGACGATCTGCGGCGTGACCGTCGATCCCGCCCAGTTGCCGGGGGCGTACTGCACGGTGCAGTTCGCGCCAGTCGTGACGTTGTACTCGCTCGCATACGACCACGGCGGCGGCTGTGCAACGCCAGTCAGTGTCGGGCCGCCGGAATAGAGGCCCGAAGCCGGCAGCGGGATGTTCGGCAGAATGAACACGGGCTGGAAGGTCGTGGACGCGCCCGAGGTCGCCGCGGTGACGGTCGTGTAGAACGTCAGCGTCGTCGTCGACGGAATCGACAGGATGCGGAAAATCACGCCCTGCAAGATGCCGATGCCAGTGAGGCCCGTCATCGCCGTGCCGCCCACCAGGAAGTAGTAGTTCGGCAGCGTTGAGGGCGTCGCACCGGAACCGGCCGTGAACGCCGACGTGATGCCGTGTACCGAGGCGAACGTCACCGTGCAGATGTTGCCGGAGAACGCCCACGTCATGTTGTTGCCGGACTGGATGATAGCGATCTGGGTCGTCTGCACCTCTTGCAGGAACTCGATACCAGGCGCTGGGGTTTTCAGGGTTGCCATTGCCGCTCCTCAGAACGAAAGGCCAGTGATGTTGTAGAAACGGCCGCAGGTCTTGGGCTTCACCAGCACCAGCTCCGCGAGCGTCAGCACGATTCCGATGTAGCCGATCTGGTAGTTCGACAGCAACGACTCGAACCCTGAGAACGCAAACGACGCCTGCTCGTGGACGTACAGGTTCATGTAGTTCGTGTTCGCCAGATACAGGATGCCGTTTGTGCCGGTGTTGGCCGGCGCGTACGGGTCCGCGTAGATCGGCACGCCACCAACATCGAGCGCGCGGAACGCGGACCGCGGCCGGTCAGCATCCGTGTCGAACCCGCGGCCCGGCTGAATCTGGTACGACTCGGAGCCGACGAAGTCCTGGGCCAGCTTGACCCAGGTGCCGAAGTCGGTGATGCCGAACGTCGGCATCTCGGCGCCGTATTTGTTGACAGTGGCGATCCACTGCAACGCATTCGCGCGCGTGGCGTTGGCCGACGATGTGTTCGTGACGGTCGACTTCCACCACGTATTGTTCGTGCGGTTGATGTTGCCGTAGGTCACGAGGTTCGTGCCGTCGTCGATGGCGCCTGGCAACCCGACGAACTGCTGCGTGTTCGTGTAGTTGTTCCACAGCGCGATCGAGCCGGCTTCCGACATCGAGTTCGTGGCATCGTTCATGCGAGCCTCGATCAGCGGGACGATCGCATGATCGAGCTGCACCGCGCCCTCGAGCCCGAGGAACGGAATCGGCGTGACGAGCGCCTTGAGGTTGAACTCGGCCAGGAACGCGCCCTGCTGTGCCAGCGGCTGTGCGAACGCGCCCGAGTAATCCGTGAACTGCGAGTTCACGAACGCCTGGCCCTGGACGGGCACTGACACGCTCGATACACCGCCGCTTGCCGTCTGCGCGTTAGCCAGCAACGCGGCCCACATGGGGCTCGTGTTGTAGAGCTGTACGGGCATCTTCGGGATGTAGGCGCGACGTGTGACGTACGTCAGTTCGTTGGCGATAGAGCCCGAAGCTGGGATAATTCCGGCGCCGAAAACGGGCATGATTGATTCTCCTCAGATTTTCCTAAAAATGTTCTTCGGGATGTACGCCCGGCGACTCACAGAGCTTCCCATCCAAGTCAATCAGCTCGCCGTAGAGCGCAAGGATTTCCTTCGCCCACTGAACCTTATCTTCGATGCGCTGCCCCTTGGGCTGGCGCGATGACCACAACTCAAGATTGCACGGACGATTGTCAGCTCGATCACCGTTTCTGTGATGGACAGTCTCGTGCTTGAGCAACTGTCTTCCAAGCATTTGCGCCATCACGACGCGGTGCTCCATGTCCCATTTTCCGACGACCCGGTATCCATTCTTGTCAAGACGGCCGCCCTTGTACTGGGTGTTTTTGCGCCCGTCTTGATTTTTGCTTCGATGCGTCGTGCTCGCTTGGATTGCAGCACTTAGCCGCGCGCGATGTTCATCGGTGAACTTCGTCCCTTTAGGAACCGTTGGCGCTTGGCGAGCGCGTGCCTCGCGAATCTTGCGCCGGTATTCGTCGTGCAGTGCTGGGTCGAGCGGCATCATTTCGTCGGTCTGAATCTCATGGCCTCGGCGCGCTTCGAGGCGATCACTTCGTCGACCGCCTTGTGGGCGATGTCCTGCGCAGCCGCGTTGATGACAGAGTCGGGCTTGTTCATCAACGATTTCCAGTCCTCGCTGAAACCCATCCGGCCGCGGTCCTTGACGGCGGCTTCTCCGGCGGCGGACACGCGCTGGGCGTCGAGAATCTTCGACGCTGCCTTGAATGGGTCTGCGGATGCTTCCAAGCCGAATTCCTTGATGACTGCCTCGACATCGTCGGGCTCGTAGCCCTTTTCCTTCCACTGAGTCCGCATCTTGTCGCGGGCGCGCTCTATTCGCTCGCGTTGCAGCTCGCTGGAAGTCTCCTCCAGTTTGTCGCCGAAAGTCTTGGCTACCGCCGCGGTGGCCTCCTCGATCTCGAGTTCCGGGAACACCAGAGACGGGTTTTCCTTCTTCAGCTCGCGCTGGATCACCTTGCGGGCAGCGGGATTCGTCCGGTACAGCCGGTCCAGAATCTCGCCGTTCTTGTTGCCTGCGCCGTCGTCGGACATAACGACCCCCTTCCGATCGTTGGATTACTTAGCGCCGCCGCCGGAGCCGTGGACCGGGACCTTGCGCAATGTCGAACCGGGCGGCCGGATCGACATCATGTTCTTGTGGATACCGGCCTTGCTCGTGCTGTCGAGGCCGCCAAACTCGGCCATGCGGGGCGGATTTTCGACGTTGCCGTGCTGCTTGCCGTTGTCCAGAGGACCACGGATCGAAAGCGAGTCGGAGGGGTTGAACAGTTTGTTGCCTGCCATCGTGCTCTCCTGGTTACTGCGGTGGTGCCGCGCCCATCGGCGCGCCCGGTCCCATTGGCATCGCCCCCGGCCGCGGACCTGGTGTGGCGGCCGCGGCCGGGGCCTGTGGCCCGCCCGCCGGCGCCGTCGGTCCGAGCAGGGCAGCCAAGTACATCTTCATCATGGCGGGCGACAGCTCCTCGGCTGCGTCCTCGCCATTACCGAACCCTCGGGTCAGGGCCTTGCGCGCTTTGAGCAGGTAGCGCTCCTCTTTGGAGCCGCGCGGCCATTTCAGGATTTCGTTGTCGATCGCGTGCATCGCGCCGACGATGACGACGCGCGACGCCGCGCGCTCGCCTTCTGGTTCTTGCGGGGTCAGCATCCCGGCGGCGCCTGGGTTTGGCGCGCTGGGCTTGTTCGGGGACGGTTGCTGGTCCGGCATGGCGGACAGGACTATACCCTCGGACCGCTAGGGGCTTGTCAATAGGGCGGCTAGCAATGGGAGGCAGCCGCCCTATCGGGGCGCCTTAGCGCTTGTGCTTGCGTCTACGGGCCATGAATTCCTCCTGCGAAGTCCGTCCGGTTGCCCGGACTCACCCCCCCGAGGGGGGACCCGGTATCTTGCGATACCGCATCTTTCGCGTGGGCCGCGCTCGTACCGCGGTCCGCCCGAAAATTAACGCCGCTTGCGCCGACGGGCCATGTCGTTCTCCTGCTGTCGTTACTTGACCAGTCTGGGCTTACCGCCCTCCTGGGCCTGCTGTTTCGCCGCGGCTGCGGCCGCGGCCTCCAGTTTCGGTTCGATCTCGTTCTGCAAATGGCTCTTGAGGTATTGACGCATCGGGATGTCAAGTAAGTCAAGGGCCTCGCCCTTGTCAATGACCTGCATCTTGAGCAGGTCAAACACCTTCTGCGTGTTGTCCTCGACGAAGATCGGGCTGTTGGTGTGCGCGTCGACCTTGATGACTACCTCGGCGGGTGCCTGTGCCGGCAGGAACCGGATTCCGTTTTTGGTTTCTTCGGCGATTTCCTGCGTCGAGTACCGTCGGATTCCCTGCCAGTATTTCGTCGCCAGGTTTTCAAGCGCATCCTCGATGATTAAGGCCCGCTGCTTGACACGCGAGGCGCCGACCCGGAGCAATTGGCTCGCATGACCGGAGCTGCGCACGCCCGTCTCGCCCTTACCCTGCATGACGTTCGAGATGCCGACTGTTTCCTCCATCATCTGGACGATGCGGTTCACTTCCTTGAACAGATCGTCAGGCAGCGCCGGAGCAAGGCTTTCGACCTTGGCGCCCGGCATGTCAGATTGGACATAGCCGCCGGCGGTGTCCACGGCGAAGGCCATCTCGTCCATGACGCCTGGGAACCCGGTGAACGACTTGGGCGTGCGGGCGTTCAGGTTCAGGATGTGCTGAATCTGGCCGCAGCGATCATTCAGCATCTGCTGCAAGCCGATCAGGCGCTCGCACTCGGCGATGCCCCAGATGTAGTCGTCGGCCGGAGTCGGGCAAATCTGCGTGAATGGGTGCTCATGCTTGACCCACATCCTGTTGATCGGGCGATCCCAGACCACGACGCCTGGCTCTGCCAGCGTAACGACGCGATAGTCGTCCAGCTTGTCGTCCCAGATGTACAGCTCGCGCATCTGGCAGGTCGGCGTCTGAACCCGCGAGCGATAGCGATCGACTACGTTCAGGGCGAAATCGAGGTTGCCGATGACCGTTGGATTCGAGGCCGACGTGATGATCCGATCCATGCCCGATTGCGTGCGCGGTTCGCGCGCGTAGGCTGACACGCTCGTTATGATGTCGCCGATATGCGGATGGTCGGCTTCCTGTAGCTCGTTGACGAGCTGTGACATCGTGATCGTGTAGGTCTGTACGAAGGCTTCCTGCCGATCCAGGCTAGGGATGTCCTCGCGCAGGACGCCCATGTCACCTGGATCGACCAGGTAAGGCTCGAGCGCAAGGCGTTTGTTGAACACCTTGGGCCGCAGCTTGATGAACATCGAGCCGTAGACGTGCGCCTTGCGGATGCCGAGCAGGAACGAGATGTCGCCGTTCGATCTGAGCCATTCGTCATGGACGGCCTTGGCAATTGACGGTCCCTTGGTGTGCTCCATCGGCGAGATCGTGCCCGGCATCTCAGCAGCAAAGCGGGTCGTCTCCGAGGCGAAAACGAACGCGCCGAGCTGATCGATAAGGGGGTAGATGTAGTTGTAGACCGAGTTCGGCTGGGCTTCCGGGCCGGTGCCGAACATCCAGTACATGCGATTGACGTTGTACTTCGCGCGCCGGTCCTCCTGGCTCGCGAGGCACGCCTGCACGATTTCCTCGTAGAAGGCCGCTTTCTGGAGCCAGTCATCGGGAATTCGCACGGGTTATTCCTTTGGCCGGTGCAGGATGGTCGGGATCGGCCGACGAGCAAGGCCCTTGAGCATCTGGGAAGCCTCAGAGACAGGCTGGACCCCGAACTGGGTGGCGCTCACCCTCGGCACCGCGATCTTCGAGTCCCGTGAGAAGCCAGGATCGGCGTGTGGCACCGGCTGCCATTCCGGTTTGTCCTTCACCTTGCGGTTTTTCATGGCGTACTCGGCAACAGATTCGCCCCTGGACGGCGAATTGTTGATGTCCGTGTAGCCGTAGTCCTCGGCAAGCGCATTGATTGCCCAGTCCGCGCGCTTGGTGCCATGTGATGTCATACCAGGCGCCGTGCGTATTTCCCGCTTGATGAAGCGCTCCGAGCATCCGTGAGGACAGGACGGTGTAAACGCCTCGAACGGCCCGTGTGCAGCGCAGCAATATTCCTTAATAATCGCCACGAATCAGCTCCTCACGGCGCGCTTGAACAGAGACGACGGGCTAGGCATCGCCGGTTTCGGCGGCTCGAGGGGCATGATGCCGAGGTGAACGCCTCGGAAGTCAACAGACACGATCGTAGAGGCCGTACGGGGAACCTGGCGGGGCGGGTCGCACCAGGCGATCTCGATGCCCCTGCGGGTGCTGATCGGTTTCCAGCGGCCCTCACGGATGCCCTTGATGCGGGCGTGCATGTAGGCCGCGTTCCGGGGGTATATCCAGACTCGACCGCGGGCGATGCGTGGCAGGTACGAACTGCTGTTCTCGTTGTACCCGAGGAACCGGGTCAGGGCCAGAACGCCGCCGGGCACGAGGAAGCCCCACGCCCGGTTCGACAGGAACTCCCGAAGCCAGATTCGGATTTCAGCGGCTAGTGCCGGATCGGTTGCCGGATGGTCTTGCGGGGGTGCCATAGCGAACGCCTGGGATGACTTTCTGCTGCCTGGCCTTGATGCCCACCTTCTCGAACAGGTGCCCAAGGACGATGCGTGTCGGGTCGTTGGGGTTGACTGCCAACTGGCCGTGGACGAGGTCGTAATTCAGGCCGCGCGTCATCAGCATCCCGCGCAGGCTGTCGTTCCATGCCGTTACGGCCAGGGCGGCGGCAATGACCCGGTCATCCTTGGAGCGCTCGCCTCCGAGCGCGCCTGTCTCGCTGCGCTCAAATTCCTTCATCTCCTCGACGAGTCCTTCGGACCTGATCTCGGCCATCTCGCGCTCGACGTAGTCCTTGTAGATTCCCATGTACCGTTCCATCTCGTCGGCACTGGTCTTAGTGTGCTTGGCGGTTGGCCCGCCATGCAGGGAATCGACGCGCCGCCATAGATACGTCCGCATCCTGGCGAGAATGTTCTTGAAGCTGCCGTAGTCGGCGCCGACTCCGAGCATCACTTGCTTGCGAAGATTCTCGACTTCAGTCCAGACAGCCGCGCCAGGACCGTTGATTTCAAGGTTGACCAGGCAAGGATCAAACGCGCCAGCAAGGTAGACCATGACCCACGCAAACTGGTGAGGCGACATGTCTGGATCGACAAACTCGCAAACCTGGACAATACGATCCGCATAGCATCGCCAAACCGAGACAACAAACCTGTCGGCGTTTTCGCTGGAACCGTAGGCGGGGTCTGCTCCGAGGACATAGAAGCCTCCCTTGACCGGCTCCTCGTAGAGCCGCATCGTGGCCTGTTTTTCCTTGCACTCCACGATCTCCATCGTGTGAAAGTCACGGAAAAACCGCAGGGCGAAGTATTGCGGCGGCCGCTGCGAGCGCACCTTTCGATACGTTTCACCGATGATCCGTGACGTGAAATACTTGCTGCCGGTGGCGACGAACGCCTCGTTCTCGGTCCACGGCATTTCCTGCATCGCCATGAGCTCGTTGCCCGAGCACTTCTCGGTTTCGTACCAGCGATACCACGCGATCATCTCCGGCGTGCAGTCAACGCCGTACAGCAGCTTGACCTCTCGAGCGCGGCGCAATTCGTCTTGCGAGGCGCGGCCGCTGCTGCCCCAGTAGGCGGCGAACACATCGGACTCGCGCTGCGATTTGTACAGCTCGTTTGCCCACCAGCTCACGAAGATTGCTCGCTGCGACACCGAGTTCTTGGCCGATGTCCACATGTTGTAGAACATGTTGAAGCCGCGCGCAGTGGACTCCCAGATGTACAAACGCCGCGGGCTCGTCTCGGACATCGTGTTGCGCAGCGATGCCAGTCCCTCTGGGTCGGCCCAGCTCGACACCTCAGTGGCATGGATCAACGATGGCGATGCAGAGCGGCCGAGGTTGCCGGAGCCGCCGGTCTTGCGCGTGCCCGCAACGCGATACAGCAGCATCGAGCCGTTCTTCAGCACGAGCTGGTTGACGTTGTGGGACATCTTCTCGACCTGATACGACTCAGGCAATCCCTGGTAGTACATGTCAAGCATGGAGCGGAAGTTGTCGCGCGTGCCGTCGTCCTGCGTGACCATGACGCCCTGGATGCCCTTGTACTTCTGAATCCAGTACAGGTCGAGCGCAAGCGTCAACGTCGACACGCCGATCTGGCGGCACTTCAAGATGACGAAGTCGTGGATGCCCTTGTCAAAGCCCTTCGTCATCTCGGTCAGCACCCGGCGCTGCGTGCCGAGGAACTGATCGCCGAGCTGAATCATGCCGCGCTCTTTGGTGTTGACCCGCAGAGCGCGACAGTATTTGTCGAAGTGGTCGCGGTCGAAGATTCCGCTCACGATTTTTCTTTAATTACTTGTCGTAACCATCTGATGGCCTCGCGCATATCGGCGCAATCATCACGAAAGTTCTTTTCGTCTGCTGCTGTTGATTCCGCCAACGTCGAATAGTCGTTCTCGCAATAGAACTCTACAGCTTGCTTCAACATGTGAAGCCGCCATTTCGGCGTGCGATAAGACTTACTCACAGCGGCCGCGGCTCGTGCCCGTTCGGCTTGAAGCCTTCGTTCGGATCGCCGACCATGTCGGGCGCCTGGAACACCTGCCAGTGCCCGTTGTGCCCAGGTCCAGTCATGGCCTTAGCGACCTCGACCGCATCAAACTGGTTTGGAAACCTGGCGGCGTTGTTGATGCGCTTGGTCAGCGACAGGAACAACCCACCCGGAGCCATCAGGATGTAACCTGGGTGTGGTGTCAGAGCAGTGCGCTTGGTCATCTCAGTGCTCCCTGATGTCCGTCTCGGTGTAGTTGCCGTTCTTGAGCGCTTCGACAAACGCGCTGTTGAGCTCGATAGCCACCGACAGCGGCGGCGACGCGATCAGGACCGAG